TCTTCTAAGTCATGCTTCCACTCCCATAATGGAATATTATTTTTATCTACAACTGGTAGTACTAAAAACTTATGTTTACTACTTTTACAATTACCAGTGTTTTCATCATACTCAAAATGTTTCATAAAAACACCTGTTATATCCTCTTCTGCTACTCTTTGCTGTATATTTATAATAGGGGTGTCTTTAGAGTTTTTACGAGATAAAACAGTATTAAAAACAACTCTTGTAACTTTCTCACTTATTGCATTTGCACTTTGCGAATCATCTACTTTGTTTATATCGTCTAAAACTATACACCCTTCAAAACTTCTTATTTCTTCTATAGTTTCCTTCATTATACCAGCACCAAAACCAGTAATTTGACCAAAAATTGTACAAGTTTTTAAACCACCTCTTTGTGTTGTTCTCCATAAATTCTTAGCGCTTTGATCTTTTTTAAGGGTTAATTCTGGGTACATTAAATTATATAACGGGTGTGTAACTATATCACGTATTGCTATTGATGTTTGCGCCCTTAAATCGTCTGAAGCTGTTATGTACAAGTAGTTTGCTGATGGGTTTATTCCAATTCCTCTAGCAATATAATTAACAGCCGCTAACTCAGTCTTACTAAAACGAGGTGGTATATTAATACTTAATAATTCCCTTTCGTAATTATCAACCTTCTTTAATTCATTAGCAATAACACTGTGATGATCACCTATTATAAATTTATTACCTGTTATAGCTTTAAAGAAGAAACGTGTAAAGTATAGTAAATCGTTATCACACTTTATTCTTTCACCTATTAACCATGCTTTTTGCCTTCTAAAGTCTTGTTCTTTATTCCCTGTATCAAATCTAGGGTCTATATATAAATCCATATTTTATAACGTAAAAAAACCGCTATTTAATATAAACGCGGTCTTTGTTTTATTTTTATTTATTTTAAAATTGTTCAGTTCTTTCTGTTGGAGGATACCACCATATAAAATTGTCTTTATCAAAAAAATCATAAGAATAAATGAAATTCCATTCTTTATCTACAAAACAGTAAAAGCCTATATATAAATTACCATACTTATCTGACATAATGACTTTAACTGACTCAGACTCATCTTTTTTTGTCTTTTTCGGAAACTCTGTGTTTTTGTAAAATTTCATATTATTGTATTTATTTTATTTTTGAACAAGATTCCCAAAATCCAATGTGTTTATTTTTTTCAACTACTTTTAAAAAACCAAATTCATAAGCTAGAACTGTACTTACTTTTTTAACCCAATCTTTTTTTACTTGTTTCATTTTTTTATATATTTTTTAATATCTTCTGTTATATGTATACATTCATTACTGCATTCTATTTTTTCAGGAGAAGGAGGCGGTTTCATATCACTCCTTTCAGGAAATTTAGGACGTTTAATTTCATCATCAAATTTATAGTTTTCTTTGTAAAGAACTTTAACCAATGTTTTTAAACCTTTAACATCTTTTTTAATCTTGTAGTTCTGTATATATATAAATACTATTGATATTGCTAATATAATTGTTATTATTTCCATAAGTTAATTGTTTTTTAAAAAAGGTTAATACTTTATTGTTTTTCGTATTCTAAAATACATGATTCTATTTTTAATAAAATATTTTTAAGTAAATATTTCTCATTTAAAATATCATCAATAAATGTTAATGCTTTTTTACTCATTTTAATTGTTTTTACTTACACAAATATAGTGTTTTTTTAATTATATCAAAAATTAATAACTTAATAATCATTAATTTAAAATAAGCCTATTTAAGACATTTAAATTACCTAATGTATATCAATGTATCAAAAATATATAAAAGTCTCTTAAAATTAATGTTTTATAGCTTATATTTTAAATTAGAGTATAAAAAAGATTAATAAGACTCTTAATTTAATATTTTAGTTATTTAATTAACCATTTTGAAATTTTATTAGAAATGCGTACGACTACATGTATAGTTGAAATTATGAATACTATATCTAAAACATTTTTTTTTAAATTACCTAAAATGTAAATTAATAAAAAATATATTAATGCGTAAACTATGGATTCCTTTATTGCTTTTTTCATTATTTTAAGTTTTTTAGTTTATTTACTGTTATATTCATAACATATTCTAATCACTTTCTTTTTATACTTTTTAAATTTTCTTTTTCTCAATATTCCATTTACGTAAATATCTGTTTTAAAAACTTCTTTTGAGTATCTTATTAATACTATGTTACCGTTATTAAACTTTTTATTTAAAATATATTCTGAATCGTTATCTCGTATTAAAATTGTCATTTTTTTATATATTTTTTTATTTAATATTATACTTACTCTTATACTTACTCTTACTCTTGTTGGCAAGGGGTTACCCAAGGGGTTACCTAAGCCCCTTACTAAGACCCTTGCTAAGGGGTTACCCAAGCCCCTACCTAAGGGGGTATGCAAGGGGCTTGCTAAGGGTATGTTTAACTTATTGATTTACAGTACTTTAAACATTGTATTTAACAGATAATAATATTTCTTTTTTAGAATATGTTTCTATAGAAAGTAACTTACCACAAGGCATATATATATATATATATATTATATAAATTTTTATCTTTTAAATGATTGTATTTAAACTTTAATAAACCGTTTTTATAATATTTCTTGTCTTTCATATTCTCCTTTTTGGTTGTAATATTCTATTATATCTGGAACTCCTTTTTTAAAAAAAATCCTACTTTTTAAAATGTTTCTTTTATTATAATTAAAATTAGATTTTAAAAAACCTTTATCATCAAATAAAAAATCAGTTTTGATAGTTTTTCCGTCATTATGATAATGCAATACGTATTTTAATATATTATTTATAGTGTAAAAGTAGCGACTGCTTAACTTTCCATTAGGTAAAAAAGTATTTAATTCTTTTAAATTACCGTTTTTAAAAAAATATTCTCTTTCTTTTAAATTACCATTACTGTAATATTTTTCTTTTACTTTCATTTCAACCTATTTTTTATTTCTTTTTCTAATCTATTTTTACAGTCTGTATAATGTTCTAGTTCTTTTTTTACGTTATTTATTAAATGTTCACTTCTTTCTAAAAACTCTAGTTTCTTAATGTTTTTATTAATTAATTCTATTTTATAATCAATGTATTCTATGTGTTCTTCTGGCGTCATATTATTTATTGTTTTTAAGTTTTGTTATTATTTTATTAATTATTATTGATAAGTATATTATTACGTATATTACTACAAATTTAATATATTTTTTTAATCCAAAATACCGCATTCTTCCTTTATTTTAGCAACTTGTCTGTTTAAATCATTGTACAGTTCACTAACTGTTTGATAGTCTCCTAAACCCTCGTATTTACGTATTAAAACCATCCATTCCTTTTCCTCTTTCTTTATACGTTCTAAACATTCTGTTTGATCAACTTCTACTTCGTTGTTACAAGATAATAATGCTAATGTTGCGATTGATAATAATAATTTTTTCATTGTTATATGTTTTTTAATTATACTCAAAGATAATTCTTTTTTTAATTACTTGCAAGTGTTTTTTATAATTTTATTTTTTTAATATACTTAGTTACTTTAGTAAAGATACCAAAACTAACCCAAAATATACCCATATTTATAATACTATACACAAAGTACATAAAATGTTTAACTGTGTTTAATATAGAGTAAATCGATAAATAAAGGCTTATTAATACTATAGATATAACACCTATGTAAATACATATTATACAATATGTTTTTTTAGAGTGCAAGATATTTCTATCTGTAAACTTTTCAACTGTCTTAACATTACCGTTATTCCAATATGTTTTTACTTCTTTCATTTGTTTATTTTTAATTATTAATACAATGTAAAGGTAATTATTTTTTTAATTAAAAACAAATAATACACAAAAAAAAGGGAACTTTTAAAAGAACCCTTTTCAAATTAACCAAACATATAAAAACAAAAACTAATCTACAACCAAATCAAAATATTTGATAAGGTAAAAAGTCACAAACACACAACACAATCAACAACATCATCAACAACAATCAACAACAAAAGTGACTTTTATTACCTATCAAACCAAAAACAATTAAAATATTTAATGTGAGAAATACAGGAAACTAAACATTAAACACTTATTATAAACAACGAGAAAGTATTTAGTTTTCTAAACAAAACACCAACCAAATAAAAACTACCTTCGTAGAAAAATAAATATATTTTCTCATTGATTACTTAACAATAATACGTATATTTATTGAATAAAACAAATTTTTTTTAAAAATAATGTAAGTAATTTAATTTTATAATTATGAATGATAATGTTAAGGTTTTGTATACTTGTTGTTTAGATAACAAGGTTGTAGTAGCTGAAAGTAATTTAACTTTATTTGTTAAAGAATTAGAATATATGACTGATATAGGTAAGAAATATAATTGGTTTTATAGACGTTTTAAGAGTACTAATTCTTTTGATTATGGTAACTACTGTTTTCAAAAAGTTGTTTAAAAAAATACGGCTGAAATGGAGAACCCAAGACAGCCGTAACAAAACAATTAACCAAAACAAATACAAAAATCAAAAAACTGATTTTATTTTTATGAAGAACATAAATATAATAAATTATTTTTAAATTACATAATTTTATATATCAAAATCCTTATTATTTTCTATTTCTTTTTTTATGTTATCTATTTCCTCCTTAGTTATTGGTGAGGTATTTAAATTTACATTTGTATTAACTATTTCTTGTTTCTCTTTTTCTCCTAACATCTTCATTCTCCATATACCAGCAGTAACATTCATGTCTCCATTTAAACAATTTCTATTTAAATTAGCTATAATAGCATCATTTATATCTTCTTTTATAGCAGATAATTCCTTTTCTTTATTAATCCACCATTTAACTGTTGATGGTCTTATACCATTTTTAACCCAAGCTTCTTGTATTGACCAGATGTTACCATTACAAGCGTCTTCATATATTTTGTTTAATTTATCAATCCACTCTTCTAAAGTATATTTTTGAGCGTATTTATTGCCTTTTTCCGCCGCCATCATTCAAATTTAAAAATTAATCAATAAATATAGTTAATTTTTATGTTAAATGCAAATTTAAAAATGTTTAATTATTTCCTCTATTTGTTCAAGGTGATATTTTTTTAATTTTTTATTTGATGATTTTATTTTTAAATTTAAGTCGATTTCATTTGTTGAAATACCAATTTTAATTTTAACTCTTTTGCCACCTGAAGGGTAAATTAAAATTACAGAAAAGTTTTTAAATACAAATAGTTTAATTTCCTCTAAACTAGAATCATGTTCTATAAATCCTAATTCTTTAACTCCTTTTATAAATTCTTTTAATTTCATTTTAATTGTTTTTTAAAGTTGATAATTCTTTGTCTCTTTTTTCTATTAATCTTAATACCTCTGAATCGTTATCCTCCATTAAAGCGTTGTAAATTGCTTTATTGTACATTAAAATACATCTTGCTCTTAAACTTGAATAATCTTTTAAATAAACAGGACTACAAGATGTTATAATTAATGATAATAATATTATTCTATTCATTAGTTATTTATTATTAATGATATAATTGTTTTTAGTTTTGCTAAATCTTTTGAATCGAATTTATCATAAAAAATTAAACTAACCCCTTCCTTTTTATCTTCTCCTATTTCTGAAAATTTTGATAAATAAAAATCAATATGTTTACTTTCTAAAAACATAAAAAATGTATAATTTTTATAATTGTAAACTCCAAACTCATCAATAACAAACCCTTTGTTTAATAAATATTCTTTTAATTTTTCTAAATTATTACCTAATTCCATTTTATATGTTTTTAATTAATTATATAAACAAAGGTAGTATAAAATATCTACACTACCAATGTTTTTTTTAATTATTTTTTAAATTAAATTTGTAACCTCGTAATCGTTGTTAAATACTATTAATTGTCTTTTACCACTTTCAAACTGTAATGCGTGACCTTGTGCCTGTGTTGTTAAACCTTTTCTGATGTAATACTCTTCCCTTACAGATGATTTACCTACGCAAAAATTACCGTCATTTATTGAAGGTGAATGTGTATGTGCAGTAGTTGTCTTTATATTAAGCTTTTTAAAACCTTGCACACTACCTCTTGAACCATTAACCCCATTTTCTCCGTGTTGATCAAATTTAACACCTTTAAAAACTAATGAATCTCCGCATTTTATATATTTTACATTACTTTGATTTTCGTACTTTTTATACATTAAATAACCAAATATATTACCGTATTCTTTTAAATTAACTGTTTGTTGTATTAAAGCGTATTCTAAATAAGCATCAGAATTATGTAAATCATTTTTCCAGTTCATATCGTTAATATGTCTATCTAAAAATATGTCGTGATTACTTTCTACAACATTAATATTTTTAACGTTAAAATCATTTAATAAATCAGAAGGATATTTTAAAGCTTGTTCTACTTCTTCCTTTATTTTATAATGTCCGTTAATTATTTTATATCTACTTATAAAAGGGTCTTTTCTTTCATGAGGATTGAATGTATATCCATCTAATAAATCATGTACAATTATATCGTTAAAACTATAATCTTTAAATAAATTTTTAGTTTCTAAGTGTAACTTCATATCTAAAACCCATCTATGAGTGTCTCCTAGTGTTAAATTTAAGGCTTTTTTAGTTTCTTCTATTTTACCATTAACACAACTATAAGCTATATCTGAAAAATTACCGTTTTCTTCTACAAATACATTTCTAGGTGGTAAACAAGTGTTATCTTTCTTTTTTTCTATTATAACAAAGCCGTTTGAGTGATTAAAATCTGCTTTACCTCCTGCAACACTCCTTGAATAATTTTTAACGCTTATAGTTCCGCTTGTACACATAACACGCAAAGGGTCTTTTAACATTCTAGGCAATGTTTTGTAATGTATTCTAGGTGAACCAAGAATTAAAGATTTATCACCTGCAAATCCATTCATACCGTTTAAAGGGTTTTGAGATGTTGCTTGTACTGGAATATCACCACCTATAATAACATCACCAAAAACACTTTTGTTGTATAATAAATAATCCTCTATCTCTTCAACCCACCACTCCCTTTGTTTTTTATGGTTTGATATATATTCTGTTGGGCTTGTAGGGTTTCTATATCTTGTAGGTATTATTACTATTTCAGCATTTTTATTATGATCTTTTTTTATTTTTTTAACTAACTTTTTCATAAATAACAATTGATTGTAATTTATAGAAGTTGTATTAATTGCTGAAGTAACAAGTAATATATCTGTTTTTTTATTTATTTCTTTTTTTGATGCTTTTTGTAGTTGAGGTGTTAATTTACTTAAAGGTCTTGTCAATCCCATTTTTTGCCACCATCTACGCACTGTCCTACCAGCAACATTAAATTTGTTTGATATAATACTTATTTTAGCTTCATGGTTTAATGTTTCGTTAGCATATGTTATTGCTACAAATTCCTTTTGTTCGTCTGTTAATTTATTGTATGATGTCTTGTTTTGCATTGTATTTTATTTTTATTTGTTTAAGTCTTCAAATTTAATTAATTCCTCCTCTAATTTTTGAACTTCTTTTATATAGTAATTATATGCGTCCCTTCTATATTCATTATTGCAATTTTCTAAAAATTGATGCTTCATAAAATTAAAGATATATTCTTGCTGATCTTCTGTTAAACATTCGTCTGAATGGTTTAAAACAGATTCATCATCGTTAAAATCATAAGTAGAACTTATAAAACATTTTCCGTTTTCAGTATAAACATTTAATCTAAGTTCATAAACTGGTGGAAAATCGTATAAAACTGGTTTATGATTTAAAATGCTTTCTATTAATTCTTGATTTGTCATTGTTATTGTTTTTTATAGTTTATCTGTGTTTTTAAAGTCTTTTATTAATTGTAGTATTTGACTTTCACTAAGGGTATAGTAAACTTCTGATGGGTTAAAATAAGCTTCTATTTGATCTATGTTTTTAACTCTCATCCAATTTTTAACTAATTTTAATATTTTCATGGTTTATTGTTTTTATATACTCAAAGATAATGCTTTTTTTAATTATAAACAAATATAAAACAAAAAAAATCCCCATTATTTTAACAGGGATTTAATTTTTAATCTATTCTTCTTTTATTTACTCTATCTATGAAACTTGCTCTTTTAATAAGTAGGTAGTTTATAATATCCCCAAATTTTTCATTTATAGTATCAATATCTGGAAATTTATTTATTTTAAAATCTTCTTGTATTGAATCTATTGATATTTCATGTTTAAACATAAAAGCATCAATTATATCTTCTCTCATACATCGTCTTTTATAAGCTCCTTGATCAAATACATGAAATACTGATTTACCCTCAGAATATTCTTTTTGTTTTTTATTTAAAGTATCTATACAATGTTTGAAAAATACTTCGTTTATTTTTTTAAAATCTTCGCTATTCATTGTTTATTGTTTTTAATTGTTTATAAATATTTTTTTAGTGTAACCGTTATCAAAAACGATTATAACGTATTTATGATTTAAACTATCTTTAAATTTACTAAATTTACCTTTTACATATTCACCTTTACCTAAATACTGACCTATTAAATTGTAATACTTGTATTTATATCCGTAACATGACCTTTTTTTAATGTATTTAACATTGTTTTTGTCATTATATAGTAATTGTATACCACAATCAACTAAACCAGCGTTAAACTTAGAGTTATCTATCTTAATTAATCCTTTACCGTAAACATCTGAAAATATATGTATATTACTTTTAACTGTTATGTTTACATTATATATTTTCATTTGAGAAAAAGAAGATAAAGATACATGAATTAGTAATAATAAAATAAGTTTTTTCATTGTTAATTGTTTTTAATTGTTATATATAAAAATGAAAGTTTTTGTTAGTAACAAATCCTTCCAATGACTCTATGTCATTACCACTTACATCCAGTATTCCATTTTGCATAAGACCTTTTAAAGATTTTATTTTATTACCTCTTAAATCTAAATATCCATTTTGAACAAAGTTTTTTAAGCATGTTATACCTTCCCCTATTATTTCATAATTTCCAACCTGTTCTATTCTACCATCACTTAAGACTTTATGAGGTAAGTTGTTTTCTATAATGTATTCACAAATATTCATTGTTGATTGTTTTTAAATTATTAATTGTTTTTTTATATATAATTTGTTTTATCTAGCCAGTTAAAAACAAAACCAGCGGTTAATAATAATAAATAAGCTATAATTATAAATATTACTAATATCTTTACTAATGCATTAAACTGGCTTTTCATAATTAAATATTTCTAGTTATTATTGTCCTTTTACCTTTTATATAAACAACTTCTGATACTTGTTTTTTACCTTTAGCCATTCTTTTAATATCTTCTAGTCTTTTAGATGCTATTTGTCTAGCAGTATATCCATTGTTTTCTAGTAAAGAATAATTATCAATATAATCATTACTTTTTTTGTCTGCTTCCTCTACTGGTCTGTAATATTTTTTTAATCTATCCATTGTTATAAGTTTTTAATGTTTATCAAATTTAATGTTTTTTTTAATTGTATGCAAGTATTTTTTTAATTATTTTTTTATATTATATTATATATAATTAAAAATACATTTCAATAAAAGAATTAGCAAATACCTGAAAAAAAGAAATCAATGATATAATAATATACGTATTAAAAATATACCCTTCTAATTTTTCTAATATTATTAATATTAAAATTGAAATAATTGAAGTTAAAGATAATATTAAACTACCAAACATCCATCCAAGATTATAAATAATTAAAAAAGAACATGGTAATGATATAAATAGTATAAATAAAAAAGCTTCAAGAATGTTATCGTTATCTCTCATAATTTATTTTTTTTAATTAATTTAAGTGTTTAGGTTCGTTAATACTGTAAATAACGTCTCTAACTATTGAATCCATTACTAAGTCTATTTCATAAGACTCATTAATTAATTCATTTATTTTTATAGATATTTCAATAAAGTGGTTAGAGTCTAAAACTATTTGATAGTCTCCAATTTCAAAAGAGTAAAATTCCAAAGAATTAGTATAAATATTGTAAGTCAAATTAAATTTATATTTTTCATCAATCAAACAATCACCGTAAGAATTTATAACTATATAATCTTCTTTAAAAATAACATCGTCTAAAACTATTAAGTCTAACGCTCTGTAAAATTCATCGTTTATAATTTTCATAATTTAAATGTTTTAATGGTTTAACATATAGCTAAAGTAATTATAATTTTAATTATAAACAAATATATTTTAAATTATTTTTATATACTCTTCGCCTTTTTTTACTATCTCCTTTTTTAATTTTAAGTGATATATTTCATTATCGTTAAAATTATATTTTTTTTGCATTAAGTCTAATAATGGCTTTAAAGGGTTATCTATATCAGAAGCTTTACTACTAAATCCAAACTCTATATTTAATGATTTAAAGTCTTTCTTAAAATCTTTACAAGATAATAAATTGAATTTCTTAGCATAACTTCTGTATTTTTTTGTTTTAGTTTTTCTACCCTTATACATTTCGTTATAACTTAAAGGCTTTGTTTGTATGAACAAATCATTTACTTTTATGTATTCATCACCTTTTTTAACTATTTCTTTATTAACTTCTAATTCATAAATCTTATTATCATTAAAATTATATTTTTTTTGTAAAATATCTATTAATGGTTTAAGTGGATTGTCTAAATCTGAAGCCCTGCTACTAAAACCAAATTCTATATTTAAAGAATTATAATTTAATAAATAGTCATTTGGTAATAAATTATTAATAAGTAATTCCTCATAATCATCATACTTTTTTGTTTTATACTTTTTCCCTTGCCATGCTTCATTAACGCTTAAAGGTTTAATTTTTATAATCATAATCTTTTATATCCTACTGCATTATTTTTATCTAAAAATCTTTTTAAATCTTCTCTGCTAAAACTCTTTCTTTTACCACTAATTATATTAATTACAACGTCCCATTTTTCAGAATGTAAAACAGTTCCTATTATAGTGTATTGGTGTCTTGGGTCTTGACCTATTCTAAAGTATCTGTTTACTATTTCAAGTTTATTGTTTATTATTTCCATGTTTAAAAAGGTGTAAAATTATCTTGTTCTTCTTCTTTTCCAAATGCATCATTTAAACTAACTCTTGGCAATTCTTTTTCTTCTATCCAGTTATTATTTGTACTAACTTCATTAAATGGATTAAATTTTCTTCTAACTTGTTGTATTATGTCTAATTCAGTTATAGTAGTATTTGTTTTAGGGCAACTAATCTTAGCATTTATATTATATGCACCCCATTCTATAATTAAAGGATTTTCAGGATTAGTTACATTTCCACCTGTATATGCATTCCTGTTATTATCTACGCTTACTCTATTAAAAAATGATCCGTTTTCTCTATTTATAGCCCAAGTGAAATGTGCTTTATTAAGTATATAACCACCTTCAGCACTATAAGAGTTTATATCTTCTGTACTTCTTTGACCTGCCATTGTAGGGTGTTGTGATATAAATGTTGAACAAACTTCCTCTGTAAAACGTAATATTTTCATAGCTGTGATTTTTTCATCTTTATGAGAATTACCAGTATCACTAAAACCGCTTTCAAATGAGTTAATAGGGTCTAAAAATAATAAATCAATATTAATACCGCTTTCTTTCATACCTTTTACCGTTTCAAATGCTTCTTTAACTGTTTCTACTCTTAAAAAAGTAAAATGATCGCTAAACCAATTATCTACTTTATTAAATAACTCATTATTGTTTTTCTCAAAATATTCTGGATCACCACCTAATAATTGACCTAACATAACATTTCTGGTTAATCCCTTATCATTCTCCTGTAAACACATAACACAGTGTAAGTCATTAGCCATAGCCCAAATTAAAAAGAATATTTGTTGTATACTTGTTTTACCTCTTCCTTTTTTACCAGTACAAGCGTGTATTTCATTAGGCTTCATTACAATAATATCGTCTATTATTTTTATACCGCATTTTCTTCCAGTAGGTATAAGTTTTTGTCTATATTGTTTAGCTCTTTTCTTTATTTCAGAGTCATTTATTATGTGTTTTTTCCAATCAAATTTTTTATCGTCTTGGTATTCTAAGTCTAGTAATGGCATTTTTGTTATTGTTTTTATTTGTTAATATTATTCAAATCTGATTAAGGCTTCGTTTATCATTTCTGTTAAAACTTCTGTAACCTTTTCTAAAGTATACTTTTCTGAAACGTACTCTTTACTTATATCTTTACCTTTAAGTAGTTTTTCACACATTGAGTCATTCCAATTTGAATGCAATTTACTATGAAAAGCTTTAAAAAACAAGTCTAAAGGAGTATTTAGTATTTTACTAACTTCTTTTTGTGGTATATCCTCTAAACAATCAGTTTTATAAGTATGTATCATTTGTTGATAGTTATAAATAAATAATTTAGCAAATAAAGTGTTTTGAGAGACTTTTTCCTCCCTCATTAACTCAATATACCTAACTATGTCTTTAAATAGCTTAAAATCGCTGTTTTGCACCTTAAACGATCCGTAAGGACTCTTTTGAGCGTCAAGCATTTTCTTATAGAAAGTATTTACGGTTGTTTTTATGTCTATTACTTCATTCATAATTTTAATTGTTATATGGGTTTGACTTCCATTCTTGGTTAGAAACTTTTTGATTTACATTAATTTTTAAAACATTAGAGAATCTATTTAATACTTTTTCTCTTGAAAAATATTCTGGTGTTAAGTTTTGGTAGTTTAAACTTTGCTCAAATTTATCATTACAAGCGTTTATGATAGAATTCCTAATATCTTCTTTTGTGAAACCATCTTTTAACCTAGCATTGTATTTCTGTCTTACTGATTTGTTAATTACTTTAAAACCTCTACCAGTTTTTAAATTTATAAAATCTAAAAGTATTTTAAAATCTATTTTATCTTTTTTTAATTTTTCTTCTTCTTTATATTCTTCTTTCTCTTTCTCTTTCTCTTCCTCTTGTTGGCAAGGGGTTTGCTTAGGGGCTTGGCTAGGGGCTTCATAAGGGGCTTGGCTAGGGTCTTGGCAAGTGTCTTGACTAGGGGTGTCTTTTTTTCTGTCTTTTATACCCTTAACTTTTGTTAAATAACCATTTAAACTAGCGTCTAAAGAATGTTTTTGACCTATATAACATACATTAGCCATTGGTGTTAAATCTTCTGGTTCTTCACCTTCAAATTGCTTTTTAAGTATAGCCTGTAAAAACTGTAATTTGTCTTTATCATCTGTTAAAGCCATAAAAACTTCGTAGTATGATCTTAAAAAATTAAATGCTTTTCTTTCTTTCATTTTGTTTGGTTTTAATTTGTAAATGCTTGTCTTATTTTAATCTCGTTCTCTAGTGTTAATTCTCTAGGGTTTTTATCGTCTAATTGCGCCCATAATGTCTTATAAGGTATCATAGTAACCTTTGATACATAAGATAGCTTATATCCCTTAATAATGTCTTTTATGCTTTTATTCATTTTATATATATTTTGATATAACAAATATATGTAGAATTTTTTCTACAAACAAATAATAAGCAAAAAAAAACCGCTAAACTTTTCAGAATAGCGGTAAAGAAACCATCATTTATACAATTATAAGCCCATAAAAGCAACTGGATTAATAATTATATTTTATTTTAAAAAGGTAAATCATCATTATTGTTATCAAAACTATCATCTTGAACTTGTTCTTCTTGACCTTCTATTTTCTTAAATACTCGCCAAGCTGACAATTTTATATAATATTTACCGTTATATTCGTTAGTATCTATATTAAAAGAAACTTCTACGTTATCACCTTGTTTGTTATATTTTACAAAGTTATCTACTTTATCTTCTCCGAATATTTCAAATGCATATATTTTCTCTTCACCATTATAACCATCATTATTACTTAAAATAAATAATACTTTTTTATATTCTTTACCAGCTTTTGATTTTATAGTTTCAACTTCTTTTATTTCTTTTATTACTCCTAAAATTTCCATAATTTATTATTAATTGTTATTTATATTTTTATTTAAACTGTTTTTTATATTTAAATTTACACAATTTGTGTTATTACATTTTTTTCTTTTATTTATAGTGTCAATTATTGTCTTTTTAATATTTTTATTTTTACACATATATAAAACTTTAAGATTATTAATTGTTATTTATATTTTTAAATTTTTTATTTAAATCGTTAGATATTATAGTGCTAACTATATGTTGTTTAATTCCTAATTCTTTAGATATTGTGCTATCTCTATTATCAACAACTACTTCTCCTTCTCTTTTACCTCTGTAGAATAAGGAAAGTACTTTTATACGTTCTTCTTCTGTATATGTTCTTATAAAATTTGCCATTGTTTATGTGTTTTTGTTTACGTAAATATACAAAAAAAATATTAAACATAATTACTTTTTTAATTATTTATGATAATTATTTATACATTCGTCTCTTTTTTCTTTTATCTTCTTGTATTCTGCCATTATTTTTCTAAAATGACTACTGTTATTGTACAAATCTTCAGTATCTGGAAGTACTTTACAATCAATTAACTTTAAATGTTTATGTTCTTTTAATTCTCTTTCTAATATTAAAGAACTACCACGGCTTATCTCAACCGTGATATTCATTTTTACTAATTCTTTACTATCCATTTATTTTATTGTTTAATAATTTTGTTAGTTCTTCTCTTTGAATTGAAGACATTCTATAATTATCTAATACTTTTTTTATTTGATTTTTATTTAATGAAAGTGTTTTTTGAAATTCTGAATCTTTTAATGCTGGTAATCTATCTGAATCTTTTAATGATTGACTTTTATTAACATTTTGTTTTACTTGTTGATTTTTAATTTGTTTAGAGGCATTGTTACCATCATCATCCTCAGCCTGTAAACCTAACAAGCTTTGTAAGGTATATCTTCTGTAATAAGTTATTGCTGATCCTATTTTTTGAGGGTCTTTTATTTCTGGTAATTGTAAAGAACTACAAACACAACTACCTTCTTCTGAATCAAAAATCATGCTTTTAACTAAACCGTCTTCTAATGGTTGAAGTAACAACAAACCATTTTTTTGTAATATTGGTTCAACCTCTAATAGAAGCTTATTAACATCAAAATAATTACTTTTAAAAAATGGGTTTTTACTATCTTTTGTTATTGCTTCCATTTCTTTTTTAGCTGATAATAATTTTTTATATATAGACATATTACTTTTGTTTTATAATTTTGTTAATAGGTGTTTTAGTTTCTCTTGATATTTCCATTATTATGTTTATAACATTAGGTAATCCCCAATTGCTATTACATAACTTGTTAAATGTATCTTCTTTTATTTTCTCCCCTTTACTTTCTAAGTATTTGAATAAATCTCTATTACTTTTAAACTTTTTACTTTTTTTAAGTATTTCTTTAGAATCAATAAAATACTTTTTGTTGTTATTTTTATCCATTGTTTTAATGATTTTACATACACAAATATAATGTTTTTTTTAATTACTACCAAATAATAAAGTATAAAAAAACCCCACTAATTAAAGCGAGGTTTTAAAGTTAATGTTTGATAAATAAGAAAAGATTAATTAGAAGCGTTTTCAATCCATTTTTTAATATTTCTTTTTCTTCTTTCAGATAAATTAGATATATCAACAATATTAGGATTTTTATTTTCATCAACTATATTAGTGATAGGTTTTTGATCGTTTTTAGAGTCTAATACTATTCTTATACTATCACTCTTTTTTATTTTACCTACCTCTAAAGAAGTATTTATATTATTCTCAACAGTCTTTTTATTTATAGCTTCATTTATAGTAGGTGTTACCTCTTTTAATGTATTCTTTTGAGTTATAGTCATTGAAAAATAAACTATTAAACCTCCTATAATTAAACATAAAAAGTTTTCTAAGTTGTTAGCCCAATTTATTTTAAACATAATAATTTGTATTTTTGTATTACACTATTCATTGCATGAAGTAAATAATCAGAATTAAATGCTTTGCAATCATCTTCATTATCACCGAAAAAAGGTTCTATTAATAAAGCTAAAGGTTTTTGATTACTTACAAAACCATAACCTCTATCGCTTTTTTTTAAGCCTTTTGAAGGTCTTTTATCTGTTTTAGATAGCTTAGTGTATTGTTCAGTAAAATAATCGCTAAGTTCCCATGCTATACTGTTATTATTGTAGTATAAACATTCACATCCGCTTGCTTTTTCATTTAAAGCATTAAAATGCATTTCAAAAACTATATCGTAATTTTTAGTTTTATAAGCCATTAATTTCTGTCTAACACTATAACTAGGTACATTTTTGTGATAAAAAACATCACCTAATAATGATAAATCATTTTCTAAATCCTTGTAAAAATCAAATTCACTTTTACCAAAAAAATCAGAATAAGCCCCTTTACCTTTTTTATAATGTCCTATTATTATTCCTACTTTCATTCTTTAAACCTTTTATTATTTGTTCGTATTTAATTTGCTTTTCTCTGTATTCTATCTCTCTTTTTATATTCTCATTTTCTAAAATTATATTTTCTTGCCTTATTTTTTCATTTTTTCTATCTTTTATTTTATAGAATATATTTAAAATCCAAAAACAAGCTACTGTACAAGAAGCAAAAACAGAAATTACACCCTGAACTGTAGGTATATAACTGTCTAAATCTCCATTAAAAAAATTAAGGGTAAACGCTATTGTTTTACCAGTCATTAAATAAATAACCATTTTAGCCCCCGAAAACGTAAAATCTATCACTCTTTCACCCATAAAGCTAATTTTTTATTTAAAATAAATACAATTAATAGAAATACAAGCATTTTTATAAAAAATACGTTTCTATTTGAGCATAACAAATAAAATAATAAATCTAAATAAGATATTATAAAACCATAAACAAGTAGTTTTTTACTTATATCTTTAGGCTTTATAGCTGAGTAAAAAAGAAAAATATTTAGTGTAAAATTAAAAAACAAGAAAACGGAGAAACTAAGAGACTTAGTAACTCCGTTAATTAACCATGTTATTTTTATATTATTATTTGTAAAAATACTGTAAGCCTGAGTGCTTAACATTAATAATAATAATAGAGAATTTTTATATTTACATCTCTTCGTCTGTGTCTGGTGTATCCCCTCCAGTCTGTAACACTCTTTCTTGTTCTTTAATTTCAACTTCAACGTTTTTTACATCTAAAATACTCATATATAATAAAATTATTGATTACTTTTTTTTAAGGTATCTTTCTATAAAAAAATTGATAATACCTTTATTAAAGAATTTATCTATAGCGTTTTTAACCGCATTAATAGACAATAATACTACAAAACAAGAACCAATAATATAACCGTCGTTATGATCTAAATAAATCGGCTTATTTTGAATTAAAGGTAAAGTTATTCTAAAAATTAAATATAATAATAAGATTAAACTACAACCCACACGTAGCAAACGTCTAAACAATAAATTCGTTCTATTCATCCACACACAACATTAAGAGCGCTAATATAAGAATAAATATTTAAATAAACAAGATTTTTTTTATAAAATTATTCATCTGGTATATCTACAAAATCAGATTCAGTACCGTTAACTAAAACACCAGTCATATTATCTTTTTCGTCTGATACTTCAGGGTATATATCTTCACCTAATTTACAATAAGATACAACATCACCGTATAATTCCATGTTTTCAAAATCTTCTCCATTTTGGAAAAATTCTATTTCAAAAGGAGAATTAAAATGTATGTTTGATATAATTAAATTGTTAAACCCACCGTTCCAAGGGTGACCACTAAAATTAGAACCTCCTACACCACTCCAAGATTTACCTATACATAAAGAATCATCTATAATTTGGTTATCAATCATTGATTGAGGTATAGCTAAATTAGCTCTTTGAACATAAGAACCAGTACTGGGATCACCTATTATATACCTAAGTCGCTTAGTGTCTTTACTATAAGAAAAAAGTAGTCTGCTAAAGTCGCTGGGGGCTTGCCATGTGTTTGCTTGCGCTCTTCCATCTGTATTATATAAATCATTTTTAGATGTTACATAAAGTCCCCAGTTAGTGCTACCTTCTTGCGCTTTAAGTGTTATATGAGTACCTCCACGACTAAATAAAGTCATGTTTTGAGCTGTGGGATATCCAGTAACACCAACAAGGGTTATACCTATGGTCCAGTCTTTTGTAAAATCTAGTATATTATTAGTATCATTTTTAAGGTCTGTAAATTCAATGTAATCATTAACTCCGTCTAGTTTTATATACCTATTAGCTTGGTTAGAAGCCGACATAAATTCAGATATATGTACAAAATCTTGCAAATCAAAAGAGTATATCATAATACCTTCTCCTAGTATTATAACTGCATTAGTTATACCTTCTGTAGGTTTATAGTCTCCATCTACAACAGATTGTAAAGCTTCTGATTTATTTTTAAATAGACGTGAAAAAGAATTAAATTCGTTACCTTTTCCTCTTAGTGATAAATTGTTTACACCTAAAGTCTTTAAAATGTTCATTATTTTTAAATTTAAGATTATTTTTATTTATATTACTTTTAATTCGTTAACAAATAGGTTTCCTGTCGATAAACCGAGGTTTAGCATATATTTATCTATACTATCTGTTATATTTTGTTGTTCTACCGCTGAATCATAAGCTATACTTAACAATGTGCCTATTGCATCAGATGATTTATTAAAAGTATATGCATCTCCTTTTTCTCCTTTTTCACCTTTTTCTCCTTGAAAAATTAAATTAGCTTTTAACCATGAACTTGAACTAGTATCATATTGATAATAGTTAAAATTAGAACCGTTTTTAACAGCACAAGTAACACCCTAAAATATCCTATCAGGATTATCGTTAGTAAAATCATCTCTTTTGGCTGTAGTATCAAAATACATATCGTCAGCGATACTCGCGCCATTAGTACCGCCGTTACCCTTTCCCAGTTTATTCTCTATGAAAGATATAAACGAACTTTTTGTGTAAGCATTACCTTTTTCATCAAATAAATCTGAAATATTAACTTTCTTTGTAGGATACCATCCGTTAACATTTTGAAAGTAAAAATCATCAGTTGTCTGAGAATTTTGTGTTATTAATACATTTTTCGCTAAGTCTGAATACTCAAAATCTTGGTCTTTTCCTTTTATGTAGAATTTAGACCCTTTTACAAAAACTTTGTACATTAGAATTTATTTTTATATGTTAATATTAATTTTATTTTATGCTATAGTATAACAACCGCTTATTCTTATACTAGAGTTAACACCATTAAATGTTAATGTAGCATCACCACCATCTAAAGTCTTAGTAATTAAATAACTACCGCTTAATGATTCATTTATAGTTAAATCTTTTAAATCTATAGATGATGTTTGACCAGATATTTGTTTTATTTGATACACACCAGTTTTATAATTATTATCTAGCGGAAAAGGAAGTGAAATACTAAATAATGAACCATATAAAGATGTAAATCTTAAGTAAAAACTGCATAATTTACCATTTATATTATATGTAGCTTCCTGTAATGAACTTGATGTTATACCTCCCAAAACTGGAGCCCAACTACCTTTTTTAATTATATCTTCCTGTAAAGCAAAAGTTTTAACATTTCCACTTTCTACTGAAGGAAATAATATACTACCGTTCCCAGTTCCTGAAAAATCAAATCCAGTAGGTAAAAGGGAAGCGCTTTCTGCTCCATTATTTATTCTTATAGTACTTCTTTCAACATTTAACTCTTGAACACCATTGTAAGTAACACTTAAACCAGTAGCATTTAAATTTATTTCTGATGTTTGATCTTTTATATTTAAACTAGAATTATTAATTGATGTTTCAAAACCTTTTGATGGTCTTTCAATTAAAAAACTAGTATTGTTTATTTTTACATTTTCCCCATTATCTTGTAAATTTATACCGTTTGTTGCTTGTGTATCTGTAGCTACATTACCACCTTTTAAAACATCATTTAAATTAGATGCTCCGCCTTCATCTTTTATAGTCTTATTTAATACCTGCTTTAATTCACCAGTTACACTGTCTACAATTATTGTAGTATCTTCGTCTTTATAATCAGTACCTACTGGTAAATCTAAAGGGTTTACTATTTTATTTATCATTACTATTATTTATTTTAATTATTACTTTTTACACCTAAAACTTCACCAAATACACCAGTACCAGCTACTTCATTTCCTGTAATTAAATTCTCTTTACCGTTAGAATAAACATAATTAGCTTCTTTTAAATATATTTTCATTCTATAAGAATTAGTTTGACCTAAAACATTTTGTTCTGTGTCTTGTGATTTTATATAACTAATATCTTCTAAAAATATTCTATCGTTAGTTGTTACAGCGTCCAACTTTCTAGCAAAATTAGTAAATAAATTCATTGTATCTAAAGTCCATAAACTTCTAGTTGTAGACTCTACACTTACAGAGTTTTTATCTGTATCAAAAGTTTCTATCTCCTCTATTGGTGAATGATATAAAGGTTTTTCGTATGGTATTCTTAGCTTAAACCTTGCATTAGCACCATAATAAGTATTTAAATTACTTGATGTATTATAATACTCTAAATAGTAAGTGTTATAATGATAATCTTTAACCTCAAAACGTTCTGTTACAAAATTTATATCACTAAACAAGCTATCAGTAGCTACACCTTTAACATAATAAATACCATCCAATGAACTAACATTAACCTTATACTCGTAAAAGTCAAAGTCTTGATAGTTATAAACAGCTTGTACTTTATATGTTTGATCTAAAGCAAAAGGGCTATTACTACTTAATAAGTCAAGTATTAATGTTTGTTGATTATTATAAACCAATACATCTAAAACTTTAAACCATTTATTATCTACACCTACATTGTCCCCTTTTGTCATGAAATTTGGGACAGAACCATTATTGTAATACGTTTCTTTTACAGTTCCATCTGTATTGTATATATTACCTCCTTTATACTGTAAACCTAAGTATTTAGAGCCTTTATAGTCAAATGAAGATAAAAAAGCGTCTCTTTCATCCTGTATATTTATTAAGTTAGATACTTTCTCAATGTTTAAAGTGCTAATTTCGTTATCTTGTGAATCATAAAGCCTAAAATCAAAATTCTCGTAAGAAGATTTAAATTGATTTGTTAAAATACCATCATCTTTTTGAAATGGTTGAGGATTACTATATAAAAAACTATTTCTTTCTTCACAAGCTAAAGTGTTTTTGTAATTCTTTCTTTTATTATCTCTAAATACATGAATTAAACTACTCATTTGAGAAAATTCAAATATTTCCTTTCTATCATATACATTAGGGTTAAATTCTTTTACTTCAAATGTACTACTTATTTTACACCCTATACTATCTCTTATATATATGTTATAAGTACCCTTTACTAATCCACTAAAAGAAGAAGATTTATAATAATTAACATCATCTAAACTATACTCAATACTAAAAGAAGGAGTATCTAAAAATATAGGTGAAATGTTAACAGTATTATTATTAGGTGTCTGTACTACACTTATATTAAAATTACTAATTCTTAAGTTAGGAACATATAACTTAACACTATCAAAAGTATAATAATCAGTAGTAATGTAACCTATATTAACATCAATTTTATTTACATCATCACGTAATAAATCATTTACTATTATTGGATTATCTGTGTTGTTATCTATAACTACAGGGCTGTACATTTTATTAGCAGTGTAGTTAGTAGTTACAGATATGTTAAATTTGTCACAATTACCAGAATTTCCACTAACAGAAACGTCTTCTATTTTTATAGGTAAATTACCTGCGCCTTGTTTTAATGTTAATTCAACTCTGTTATCAGTCATTTGCTGACTAAATCTAAAAGTAGTAGCGTCGTAAGGATCTTTAACAGTTAATGTGTTATTAACATTATCTATTTCAGTAATATATAAGCTACCGTAATTATTCTCAAAAAAATCACGAGTAGCTATTAAATCTTGACTTATACTACCAGTAGGCTGTAAAGTAACACCCCAGTTAACCAGTATATACATATCTGGAATTGTACTGTTAATTATAAAAGAATCCTCTTCTGTAACTGGATTGTTAAACTTAAATTCTAAAATACTCTTCGCCATTTATTATAAACTTTTTAATACTTTAAATGTTCCTAAATTATTTTTAACTTTTAATTCAAATAGAAAACCTTTTTCTAAATTCCCTCTTTCATTTATAAATTCATACTTAAAATATGTATTCGGCACTCTTTCCCCATTTATTATTTGATATCCGTTTATAAATTCCATAAAATCAGAATCTACATAATGTTCAAATTCTATAAACTCACTTATAAAATAAGAGCCTTGCATATCTTTAACTAAGAAAGAACCATCTTCTTTAACTTCATTTTCACCGCTTTTTTTTGTAATTAAAGAGCTATTACTCTTACTACTTAAATAAGATACTTCAGATTCCTGAAAACGTGTTAAACAGCTTTTTATAAGGTTAAAACTTCGTATCATATTTCTAGCTGGTGTCAACCTTAATCCAGTGGCTGTTTCTGGACTATATATGTTTTTAGGTAACTCCTCAAAATCATCTTGATATAATCTTTCTCTAAATTTATTATTACCTAAATCGATAAGATCTAAATTAAATATGTGTTTATCAGTTCTATAATCTTGTGTAGGGTATTCACTAAAATTCTTTCTAAATGTAAGTTCTTTACCCTCTGAATCCGCTCGCCAAGGACTAACATTGTTAAACTTTTTACCTTTATTTAATATTGTATTAAAAGTATTTAAAACATTAAATTCATTTAAACCGTTAACTTCCTCGTATAAATTATCACCGTCTGGCTTTTTATACCCTGTTTCTATAGAACTATAAATAAATTCTTTTACTGGCTTCCTTGACTTTAAATTTATTTTATCACTTAAAGTATATATAGTTTCATTTCTGAAAAAGTAACCTATGTCCTCATGCCTAAAAAACTCTTTACCTTCAAAATTCTCTATATTGTAAGCCATGTTATATAAAGATGCTGAATTTTTTATAAAATCCTTAAAACTACAAGTTGTTTTATAATTTTCAAAACCCCTTATATTTTTACCCGATATAATTCCAGTATTTTTAAATTCACTATTATTAAAAAAATTTGATTTATAAATACCTTTATTACCAGTTATTATATTAATAAATCTTTCCCCTACATCTTTATTTAAATAAAAATCCCTTTCTCTACTGTAAAGAGATTCGTAACTAGTCTCTTGTATATCAATATTAAAATCAATATCATTTACATCAGCTTCAAATACACCAGCATTTAATCTATTCCTTTTAGCTACTGATATAATACCCAAAAATAAAGAGTGATCTTTATCAACTTTAAATATGTCGTTAATATCTACATTAGCATTTAAAATATCATTGTTTCTAACATCATACCTATCGCTTTCATAATAAACACCTTTAGGTTTACTCAAATCATTATTATCATAATAATAAAGAACTATAATAAAGTAAGCTTCAGGAAAAAAAACTGTATTTATTTTTTTAAAAACACATGAGCCTTTTATTTTTAGACTAACATATCTATCTATACCATCATTAGAGTAAAAAGATGTAGAGTTATAACCTTGTATAAACTCTAAACCTGTGTCTAGTCTTTTAAGTGTGCTAGATACGTTTTCATCACTTTCATACTTTATGTTTAATGGTATTGACAATGAAGCTTTAACATCCCATTTACCACTAGCTGTATTCGGTACATTATATTTTACATTATAGTTGTTATTATCATCTTCTTTATTTTGCTCTAAACGGCTGTTTAAATCTAAAGGTCTACTAACTAAATTAAATTTATTAGATTTGATGCTTTCTATATCATTACCATTTAAATCGGTAGTTCTTTCTAGTTCTATTTTTTCACTCTCTTTACTTTTTATCTTTTTACTTAATAATCCGCTTTCAAATGGTATTGTAACCTTATACTCATCACTACTATAATTTTCAAAGTCTAACAAACCCTTAACTTTAATAACCCATTTTAAGTTACTGTTAAGTGAATATTCTGTAAATATTACGTTTGCTTCTACAAACGCATAACTGTAAGCTTCATCTATAAATTCTTTAGCTTTACCAACAAATTGTATGTTTTTAGAAAATACACGAGATTCTGTAAAGTTTTTTAAGCTTCTTTTATATGTAAATTCATTCTCTTTCCAGTTAAAGGGGAGCGAAAACTCCCCATTATATAACTCTATACTTGTATTTAAGTCTAAATTCTCTAATTTATATTTTTTATTTTCTACCATTTATTAAAAATCTCCTCTACTTAGATACGACAACTCACTACCTAAATCAAAATTATTATTAACATTAAACTTAGTTCTTTTACCTTTTACGGCTGATATAAGCCTATTTATATCTTGTGTTGTAGCTGTATTTCTTGTGCTACTTTTAAATCCTTCTAATATTGCTTTTTGACTATTATAAGCGTTTAAATTAGATATATTACCCATTATTTCAGGATTTTTACGTAAAGTTTCTTTTGCGTCTTTATGTATTTTATCTCCTTTTTTACCTTGAACATAAGCATTTTTCTGTGTACTCATGTAAAATTGACCTTCTCTTTCTACTAATTCTAATCTACCACTAGAATGATCATTAATAAGCATTAAACCGTCATGATCCATAGTCCCACCTTCTGCAAATGCTGGTATAGGTGTACTAGCTACAATTCCTGCTTGAATCAAACCTAAACTACCAACAGCAACAGATAATGGTATATTAGGTAATGCTTTTACAACTGCTGAAGCGGTATTTATAGCTATATCAGCTAATGCAAACGCTTTTTCTGCTTCAAACTTCTTCCTTCTTTCTTTGTCTTGCTCTTTTTTAAGCTTTTTCTCAGCTCTTTTCTTATCTCTTCTTAACTCATCTTGTGTTTGTTTATCACCTTCTGCCTTTTCTATTTCATTATCGTAAAACTCATTACTTTTTTCTATTTGCAAGTCTAATTCCTCTATTCTCTTGTCATACATAGAAGAAAATGCGTCACCTATTATACCAGCCGTTTGTTTACCTATATCTGCAATTTTTTGGAAAGAATCAGAACTATTATCTTTAAAAGCATCGAATAAATTTACGAATTTTTGACCACTTATCCCAGTAAATTGCTCTATAGTTTTAGATAAATCAGAAAAAGAACCTCTTAACGCTTCGTTATCTAATACTTTTATTAAATCATCAGATACTTTTTTATTAAAATCATCTAATCTTGCAGATACATCTACTATACCATCACCGAAACTTTTAAAACTTTCTTTATTTTTTAAAGCATCTAAATATCTCTGAACCGTTCTTGCATCAAATACGTTTAAATCTTTCTTTGCTAAATTAACTAAATTATCACCAAAACCAGCAAAAACCTTTTTAAAATTAACTGATAACTTTTTATAAGATTCTGCTTGTTCTTCTGTTGTTTTTAAACTTATTGATGTAGCTTTATTTCTTTCGTTTACAGATTTTGTATTACTATTTAAATCTAAAGTATTTAAGTTTAATAATTTTGATGTTCTTTCTAATATTTTATTAAAATTAGATTCTAACCTTGTCTTCTCCTTTGTTATTTCACCAGCTTTTTGATCTAAAGCTAAAGCCTTTCTTTTATTTATTGTTGTTCCTTCTAATACCTTACCCTGACTCTTTAAATTCTTTAATTCCTCTATAGTAACAGTTTTACTTCTTTTTTCTTTTATTTTTTGTAATTCAATCTCTTTATCAAGTAACTTGTTTACGTCTTCCGCAAGTTTTTTAGTTAACTCAGAAACTATG